AATCAATCGTGAAGTTGTGCGTACTGTTTATAACTCAGCAGTTCTTGGTTGCCAACAGACAGACTTGTTCTACAAGACTGCTGGTTCAACGCAAGCAGGTGCAGGTCTTTCCCTCGGCGCAGGTGCAGCGGCTCTCGTCGGTGGTATCTACGATCTTGTTCAAGACTCTGATGGTCGTTGGTCTGCGGAAAAATTCCGTGGACTCATGTTCCAAATCGAGCGTGAATGCAATGTCATCGCCAAGGAAACCCGCCGTGGTAAGGGCAACTTCGTCATCTGCTCGGCAGATGTCGCTTCAGCCCTTGCAATGGGTGGATTCCTCAACATCAGTCCAGCACTCAATGTGTCGCTCGATGTTGATGACACAGGCAACACATTCGTTGGAACGCTCAACGGCAAGATCAAGGTTTATGTTGATCCATATTCCGTGGGAACGAAGAACTTCTGCTGCGTTGGCTACAAGGGTTCTAGTCCATACGATGCAGGCGTTTTCTACTGCCCATATGTGCCGCTTCAAATGATGAGAGCGGTAGATCCGGATAACTTCCAACCAAAGATTGCGTTCAAGACCCGCTACGGCATGGTTGCGAACCCATTTGCTCAAGGAAATCCTGTTGCACTCACAGGCGCACTCACAGCCCGTGCAAACAAGTATTACCGCCTCTTCCGTGTTGATAATCTTCACGGCGTAGCATCGTAATATTCGACAAGTCAAGATTTGATATTTGATTGGGGGAGAGGGTAAAACCTCTCCCCTTTTCTATTCTACATACTACTATGGCAAACAAGTATACCTTTGAAGGTCAAACTCCTCCTAGTGGCACATCGGCAGATATGTTGGAGAGATATCCTGAAAGAATCAATCCACTCCTATCAACATATTATCGGTTCGTCATTGCTAGACTACCGAATGTCAACTATTTCTGTCAGACAGCCTCCCTGCCTAGTTTGACGCTCTCACAGGCTTCTATCCCAACTCGGTTTGCAAGTATTCCAACACCATCCAAGATGGGGTTTGATGAGTTGTCTATTACCTTTGTTGTGGACGAGAATCTTAAGAATTGGTTGGAGGTTTACAATTGGATGCGCTCCGCTTCTAATGTTGCCGACTTTACAGAATATCGACCTGAATCAGAACATCGAACCACCGCCAGTTTAATGATTACGAATAGCACTAAAAATCCAAAGATAAATGTGGCATTCTATAATCTATTTCCTGTGACCCTATCTTCATTAGACTTTTCATCAACCATAACCGATCCTGAGCCGCTTCAAGCAACTTGCACATTCTCATATAGCCACTACGATATAGAAATATTGTAAGTTGAAGATGAGGGCTTGACAAACTCATAAAGGGTGATATACTCTCTTCATACGGAGGGCGCATGACGCTAGATGAAATTCGCAAAGAAGTCGAACGAGACACTAAAATAAATCCCACGGACTTGGATTTGGAATCCCTCAAGATTCCTCAACTCCACGGCAAATATCTCAATTTTTTACTTGACGAACGCTTGGTGCTTGCTCAAATTCAAGCCGATGCTGCCATTATCCTTAGAACCAAATGGGAGTATTACACAGGCAAAATGTCCCGTGAAGAGTTGGAGTCCCGAGGCTTAGAACAATTCTCCCTTAAAATATTGCGTCAGGATTTGGATTTATACATTGATTCTGATTCAGATGTCATCAAGTCGAGACAGAAGGCATTATTTCAAAAGGAAAAGATTGCCCTTTTGGAGGAGATTGTCAAGGAACTCAACAACCGACATTGGAAAATCCGCAATGCTATTGATTGGCGTAAGTTCGTAAATGGGCAATGATAGTCATTTACTCACAGAATGGCTAGGAGAGGCTCTGCGCTCGTTCTGGAGGCTTTGTAGAATCACATGATAGACTTAGATGTAACCCAAAAAGACTCTGTTTATCTGCGGATAGACTGTGAAGCAGGAATTGCAAGAGAACTCTCAGATTTCTTTTCGTTCAAAGTTCCAGGTCATCAGTTCATGCCGTCATATAGAAGCCGTCTATGGGACGGAACCATCAAACTATTCAGCCTTCAGACGCAGGAACTCTATGCGGGGCTTGTAGACTATGTCGAGAAGTTCGCCAACGAACGCAGATATACATTGGCGATGCCTTCAAAAACTACAACAGAGATGGACACCTCAAAGGTTTCGTCATTCGCAGAGGAATATTTGAATGTTCATAGCGGTGGCAAAAAGATCACTCTCCATGCTCATCAAGCCGTTGCCATCTGTCACGCCATAAAGAACGAGAGATGTCTCCTGCTGTCTCCTACGGCTTCAGGAAAGAGTCTAATCATCTATTCGCTCATTAGATACTACCTCGACAAGATTCCAAAGAACAAGAAAATCCTCGTCATAGTTCCAACCGTGTCTCTTGTCGAGCAAATGGTTTCAGACTTCGACGATTACTCTTCAGAGAATGGTTGGGATGCTCCATCGAAATGTCATAAAATATTGGCAGGAGCAGAGAAAACTACGAGTAAGCGGGTTGTTGTATCTACATGGCAATCGCTTTTCAAGCAACCTGAGAAGTATTTCGAGCAGTTTGGTGCGGTGTTTCTCGACGAGGCACATTTGAGTAAAGCCAAATCGATGACCGGTATTATGACAAAACTCAAGGACTGCCCATATCGCATCGGAACTACAGGAACATTGGACGGAACAGATGTTCATAAACTCGTCATCGAAGGATTATTTGGGCGTGTGTTTGAGGTGACGAAGACTAAAGATCTCATGGAGAAGAAGATTCTTAGCGCACTCAAGATTGATTGTATTGTTATGGACTATCCAAAGGTGCTTCGAGAGTCTGTGAAGAAGGCAAAGTATGCAGATGAGATAAAATATATCATTTCATTACAAGAACGAAATGAGTTCATCGTGAATCTATGTAAGACCATCAAAGGAAACACGCTGGTGTTGTTTCAGTTTGTCGAGGGACACGGACAAATACTAAATACTCTTATGCGGTCTAGTATCCCTTCAGACCGCAAGATTTTTTTCGTTCACGGCGGAACAGAAGCAAAGGAGCGTGAAGAGATACGAAAGATTGTGGAAACAGAAACGGACGCTGTGATCATCGCTAGTGTAGGAGTCTTTTCCACAGGTGTTTCTATCAAACGACTTCACAACATCATCTTTGCTTCCCCATCCAAATCAAGAATCCGTGTTCTTCAAAGTATCGGAAGGCAGTTACGGGTTTCTGAAAGCAAAGAAGTCGCCAAACTATACGATATTGGCGACGATTTGAGTTGGAAGTCATGGGTAAATCACACATACCGTCATCTGAAAGAGCGAATCAAAATCTACGAGTCAGAAGGTTTCGAGCATAGAATCGTCAAGATCAAGATTGGAGTGCATTGATGTCAAAAAAGAACGAGACAAATTTGCGTGTGTTTAAACTCCGCAGCGGAGAAGAAGTTGTTGCCAAACTAGTTGGCAGATCAAGAGGCAAAGTCAATATTTCCCGTCCGATGCGAGTCAACAACAGCATCGTTTCCGATCCCTTTACAGGATCAAAGAAGAAGATCATGTATCTCAACGATTGGTTGAACAGCACCTCCGAGATCGAAGTCTCTCTGCCCACCAACTTTATTGCAATTGAACTATTACCAGATCCAAGTCTAACTGCTCTCTACGAAAAGCAGATGCAACTAGATGATATTCCTACTAAAGCACCGACTATTTCTGTGGAAGAAGATCATCCAACCTATTCTTCAGATAAAGAAGACGATAGAGATGATGCGCCTGATATCTTTCCAGAACTAACAGACGAAGCCATGAAGGATATGACGGATAGTGTCATCAATGAATACGATAAACTAGCAGAGAACAAAGATTCTACTCCTCAAGATAAGAAAAAAGATGGCTTTTCATTCGAAGACTTTATGACTGATGCTTTTACATCAATGAATAAGCCAATGTTTACGCAGCCCTCCATCAAGTTTTCATTCTCCATTCCTCCTTCAATATTACAAAATTGGATTGAGAGTGGCTTTGTTGATTACATGAAAGACTGCGCCCAAGAGTTCATCACCAACGACTTCATTGAGGAGTTTCTCGAAGAGGAAGCAGAACATAACAAAGCCAAAAAGAAAAAGAAGGCAAAGAAATCTCCCGCTAAGGAGTCTGTTTCTAAAAAGGAATGGAAGGAACCCACTAGCGAGGATAAAATCCGTGAGGGTTTTGGAAATGATTTAAAAGATTGGTCGCCAAACATCGAGGATTACTTAGAAGCACCTCCAAAGATTGATCCACCAACCCCACCCGCAAACGGTGCAGACTAAAATATTGATATTTCAAATCAAATATTATAAACTGTTAGATTGCATTTGACATTCCTGTTTTTTCGTGTATACTTTAATATGAAAGGCTCCAAGTGGCTAAGAAGAAACCCGAACATTACATCAACAACCTAGAGTTCTTTGCAGCAATGAAAGATTGGAAAGTTCTTGTTGATGCGGCTGATGCAAAGGATGAAAAGCATCCACCCATCACCGAATACATCGGCAAGTGCTTTATGATGATTGCCGAGAATCTCTCTCGCAAGCCCAATTTTATGAACTATCCGTATCGTGATGAGATGCAATCGGATGGTGTAGAGAACTGCTTGTTGTATGCCTACAATTTTGACCCTACAAAGTCAAACAATCCATTCTCATACTTTACACAAATCATTTACTATGCTTTTCTTCGTCGAATTCAAAAGGAGAAGAAGCAAGCATACATTAAGTATAAGAAAATCGAGATGTCAGACAACATTGACGCTGCTTCTCGAAAATGGCTGCGTGAAAACTACTTGAATGTAAGCAAGGATAAAGAGCCGCTTCCAACACATCTCACAGAAACAGATATCAACAACTTTGAAAATGTAGATGATAAGACTTTGCCTAAGAAGGCGAAGATCAACCGTAAAGGTAGAAAGTCTTAAGTCTAAGCGAAATATGGCATTTTGGCACTAGTCACGATATACATAGATGTATGAAGCATAAAGTATATCTCATAACAAACATCGTTGACAATAAACAATATGTCGGATATACCAGCAAAGAGTTGCAGGTAAGATTCAAAGAACATAGATTTGCCAAGAAACATATAGGTCATGCGATGACCAAACATGGATTTGAAAATTTCAAAATAGAGTTGATATGTGAATTTGATAATATACAAGATGCATTGGATGCCGAAATTCTAAACATCCGTGAAAGAAACACACGACAATATGGATACAATATATCTAAAGGAGGAGATGTGGCTCCACCGAGCAGAAATGAAGAACCGTGGAAAACAGAAGATTTCTCCAATAGAATGAAAGAACAGGCAAACCGACAACATTCCGATATTGAAATGAAGAAAACCCATTTATCGGGAATACGAAAGTATTGGGAGAATATTACAGAAGAAGAGATGGCTATTCGAATAGAAATAGCGAAATTCAACGGCAAAAAAGGAAAGGGTAATGGAAACAAAGGAATAAAGATGCGACCGGAGGATGTGAAGTGGGGTGTTGAACATCCTTCATCGAAAGAATATGTGATAATACATCCAGACGGAACGGAAGAATCCATAAAATGTCTGAAGGAATATTGTAGAAATAACAATTTTTGTGAACGAAACTTTCATTATGTTCTTTCTGGTGAACAAAAACACCACAAAGGATTCAAAATTTATAGAAAGGAGTGTAGCCCTTGAAGATTTGTATCATCGGTGATACCCACTTTCGGAGGTCGTAATGACGCTCCTGTGTTTATGGAACACTTCATGCGATTTTTTGATCGTGTGTTCTTTCCATACATCGAAACGCACGGCATCACAGAGATTATCCATATGGGTGACTTTTTAGATCGCCGTAAGTTTGTCAATTTCCAAACTCTAAATGCCGTTCGAACGGGCTTCGTCAATCGCCTAGAGAAGAGTGGAGCGAAGATGAATGTGATTCTAGGCAATCACGACATCTTCTATAAGAATCGAAGTGATGTGAATTCGTTGCGTGAACTCTTTGATGATAAGTTCGTGGTTCACGACAAGCCCGTTGTTTTGGACTTCGACGGAACCGCCATTGCTTTGCTGCCTTGGATCAACTCTGAAAACGAAGCAGAGTCTTTGGAGTTCATCAAGACAGCAGAGGCAGACATTCTCTGCGCTCATTTGGAACTCAACGGCTTCAATGTGTTGCGAACAACGGTGTTTCAGGGTGGTATGGAACCTGCTTTGTTTGCAAGATTCAAGGCAGTTTATACAGGACACTTCCACTCCAAGCACACGAAGGGAAACATTCACTACTTGGGATGTCCATATCAAATCACGATGAGTGATTATGGCGACAAGAAGGGCTTTCATGTCCTCGACACAGACACAGGCGAGTTGGAGTTCGTTCCGAATCCCTACAATATCTTTCTACAGATTCGTTACAACGATGAAGCCATCAGCGATACAACTCCATTGAATATCCCTGAAGATAAGGTCAAGGGAATGTTTGTTCGCATCCTTGTCGAAAAGAAGACTAAGCCATATCTGTTTGAGAAGTTTGTTGATGGCATTTATTCCGCTGCTCCACACGGCGTAACCATCATTGAAGATTTCGTCATCGATGGAACAGACGATGAGGATGGAATTGATTTGGGTGAAGACACGCTCTCCGTTATCAATAAAGAGATTGATGGATTGCAGAATGTAAACAACACCGACAGGCTAAAGACTCTTCTACGGGACTTGTATGCCGAGTGTTTGGCGAATGAGACTTTGAAATAATGTTGAAGTTTACACATATAAAATGGAAAAATCTACTCTCTACAGGCAATCAGTTTATCGAGGTGCAACTCGACAAGACTGCTAATACATTGATTTGTGGTGACAACGGCGCAGGTAAGACGACGATGCTTGACGCTATTACCTTTGTGTTGTTTGGCAAGCCGTTTAGGAATGTCAATATCAACCAAATCGTGAACTCAATCAACGCTAAAGATTGCGTTGTTGAGATTGAGTTTACAATCAACTCAAGCAAATATAAGGTTGTTCGGGGACTTGTCCCGAAGATTTTCATCATCGAAAAGGATGGAGTTCCTCTAGATCAAACGGCGACCGTGAAGGACTATCAGCAAATTCTTGAGAAGAACATTCTCAAGATGAACTATAAGACATTCTGTCAGGTTGTTATTCTTGGCTCAACGAACTACATTCCCTTCATGCGTCTTGTGGCAGCAGACCGACGAAATATCGTCGAGAACCTATTGGATATTGATGTATTTTCAAAGATGAATGATGCTCTAAAGATTAGAGTGTTGGAGTCCAAGGAAGAACTGCGTCGATTGGAGTCAGTTCGAAGCACCTTGACAACCAAGATTGAATATAAAAAGGACATGATTCAAAAAATCGAAGAGAAGTCCGAGGCGCAATATCAATCCTATCGCAAGCAGGAACTAGAAGAGCAAGAGACATTGGATACGATTGTTGGCAACCGAGCAGAGATTCAAGGTGATATTTCAGGATTGACGGCAGGTGTAGCGGCTGTCGATAAAAAGAAAGATTCACTTTCTGCTCTTTTTGGCTTGAAAAAGCAGATGAGTAGTGGTATAAAGAAGGCATCAGAAGATGTATCCTTCTACCAAGACCACACCGACTGCCCCGTTTGTCAGCAGTCTATTGATGCAGAGTTTCGAGAGTGTGAAATCACAAAGAAGAAGTCTCGCACAGCAGAACTTGAACAGGCACTCGTCAAAATGACGGCGATGATCGAATCCACACAGAACGAACTCAAGGATGCCTGTAGTGTGGTGGCAGAAATGCAAGCAAAGGTCAATGAACTCTCTAGTTTGAACTCCGCTGCGGAAGCATCCAAGAGATACATCAAGCAGTTGCGAGAGTTTCAGGAAAAAACTAAGCGGGAGATGGATTCGTTGCAAACAGAACGGGACACTCTCCTGACATTACAACGAGAACTTGATCAATCTGATGTTGACAAAAAGGCGGCAATCGAAGAATCCCATACAATGGACATTGCGGGTATCTTACTAAAGGATAGTGGAATCAAGAGAAAGATCATTCGCAAATACATTCCTGCGCTAAACAAGATCATCAACAAGTATCTTACGGCAATGGATTTCTTTGCTCAGTTCACATTGAACGAGGATTTCGTTGAGGTCATCAAGAGCCGCTTCCGTGACATTTTCTCATATGAAAACTTTAGTGAAGGCGAAAAACTTCGCATTGATGTTGCTCTTTTATTGGCGTGGAGAGATATTGCCAAGATGAAGAACTCAGCCAACACCAATCTGCTCATCTTGGATGAAGTATTTGATTCGTCGTTAGATGGCGTTGGAACAGAAGAAGTGATCAAAATATTACAAACTTTGGGAAGTGCGAACAACATCTTTGTAATCAGTCATAAATCAGATCAGTTGTTGGACAAGTTTCAGAATGTAATGGTGTTCAAGAAGATCAAAAACTTCAGTAAGTTGTGCTAATCATGGCAAATAAAATATCAAAAGAACGAGTCGAACGCATTCTTGCGGGTGGTCTTGAGCCTTCATTTGACGGTGTGTTTTGTACCCAAGAGGAATTGGATCTCAAAATTGTCAAAGGATTAGTATGGTACAGAGAGAACTACAAACCAGTTTCATCCAAACAATGGGTGATTGCTTATCTTAAATCCATTGGTAGAGCCGAAGATGCGGCACTCTGCACCAAGGGAAGCAACAGCATTATTAAATATACCGCTCCGCTTTGTCGCATGGTGTCAAGGGGTCTTGTGTTGCCTTCCAAGCATCAGGCGACATTGGACAAGAATCTTCAGGAACTACTCTCTAACATCAAGAACCGCATAGAGAAGCACATAGATGCTCCAAATATTCAAGAGAGAATTCACGCCAAAGCAGACTCCTTTCTGTGTGACTTGGAGAGTATTTTAGATGTGGTGAGTGAGAACATTCGCACAGGCAATAAAAATATTCATCCATTAGCCGAGTGGATTAAAAAAACGGAGTGGACTCGTCCCATCATTAACATTATTCGGGAGCGATTAAATAGATCTCTAACCGAGTGGAAACTCGTTGAAACCGACCCCGATTTGGCAGAAGGATATTCTCATCTCAAAAAGAAGCAACTCAAAAATTTGATTGTGGAAGTAGAGACAGCAGACAGCCAACTCGCCTCAATATTTGACAAGCAAATCTCTCACCGCAAGCCACGAAAGAAAAAGAAAAAGTCTCCCGATCAGTTGGTCAAGGGATTGCACTTTTGTCTGAAAAATATTGAGTTTGATGTTGCATCTGTGAATCCGTGTGATATAATCGGTAGTCAAGGATTCGTCATGTATAACGAGAAAAACAAGAAAGCAACAGTCTTCGTAGCGCAAGTGCCAAAGGATGGACTCTCTGTAAAGGGATCTACTATCATTGGATTCGACCCTGCAAAGTCATTTGAGAAAACGGTGCGAAAGATCGAAGGGTTTATGATGGATGCCAAGAAAGTTCCTGCGACATTCGCCTCGTTGTGTAAGCATCTGTCGCTCATCAAAACAAAGCCGTCCTCCCCAAAGGGACGGGTGAATGATCATTGTGTGATTCTGAAAGTTGGAGCCTAATGATTTTAGTTGACAACAGCCAAGTTCTCATGTCCGCCATCTTTTCCCATGCCGACATTAATAGCGTCACGGAAGACATGGTTCGCCATATCGTTCTCAACTGCTACAGGTCATATAGACAGAAGTTTGGCAAGGAGTTTGGTGAACTTGTCCTCTGCCATGATTCTGGTCAGAGTTGGCGAGAAACATACTTTCCACACTATAAAGCGAATCGCAAAAAGACTCGTAGCGACGATCCTGCCAAGTGGGAAAAGTTCTTTTCGATTATGAACAACATTCGTTCAGAAGTAATTGAAGTCTTTCCCTATAAGAATATGAGAGTTGCTCGTTGCGAAGCAGATGACATTATTGGAGTGTTGGCGAAGACCTATGCACCAACGGAGCGCATCTTGATTTTGAGTGGCGACAAGGACTTTATTCAGTTGCATCTGTATCCGAACATCAAGCAGTATTCGCCTATGCAAAAGAAGTTCATCACGAACCCAAGTCCGAGTGACTTCCTAAAAGAGCATATCCTAAAAGGAGATTCTAGTGACGGCATTCCAAATATTCTCTCTGATGATGATGTGTTTGTAGATGATGCCAAGCGTCAAACTCCTGTGACTAAGAAAAGAACTGATGAAGTATTGGGATACTTGTTGGAAAAGGGCAAAGTCGCAGATAAATACAGCGTGAATTGGAATCGAAATGACACTCTCATCAATCTTTTGAACATCCCTGTGGTGCATCAAGAGCAAATTTTGGTTGAGTGGGAAAAGCCTAGTGGCAAATCACGGGCAAAGATTTTGGACTACATGATCACTAAGGGACTGAGGAATCTAATGAGTGATATTGGGGATTTTTGATATGAGCAGAGACTACACAAATCGTGTAAATGATCGTGACTTTGACACCGCAGCCAAGAAGGCACAGAAGAGTGTTGAAAAGAAACATAAAACTTCTCGTCGAAGTGGCGATAAGGCTCGACTAGATCAATTTGTGAGCGACTATACTACAGGTGGAAAGGAATATGATGAAAACAATGACGAAGAGTTCGACGGTTAAAATTTCAAAGCGTACTTTAGAGGTTCTCAAGAACTTCTCCCTAATCAATGCAGGATTGATAGTGTTGGAGGGTAATATTCTAAGCACCCTTTCAGCAAGCAAGAACATCTTTGCAGAAGCAAAGGTTGACGAGGTATTCGCAAAGCCATTTGCTTTGTGGGATCTCAGCAAGTTTCTTGGAACGGTCAGTCTGTTCAAAGATCCCGAGTTCACCTTTGAAGAGAACTATGTGACGGTGTCGAGTGGATCATCGAATGTTCGATACTACTATTGCGACTCTCGCTTGGTTACTTCCACAAACAAAAAGATTACGATGCCGAATGCTGTCGTGACCTTTGAGTTGAAGAACAAGGATCTCGTAGATATTATGAAGGCAGCATCCGTGCTGCAAGCACCACATATCTGCGTTCGTCCATCGGAATGTGGAGAGAACATTGTGTTGGTTGCCACAGATAAGGCAGACACCACCTCTAACTTCTATTCTGTGATTGTTGGAAAGAACATTTCAGAGGCATCCTACGAGTTCATTTTTGATGTGGATAGTCTGAAGATCCTTCCTGGCGACTATCAAGTCTCGATTTCAGAGAAGATCGTTAGTCAATTCGTGAGTAAGAACGAACCACTCTCATATTGGATTGCATTGAATTCTGATTCCTCCTACGAGGCATAAACATGAAAACTGAATCTGTGGTTGGATTGTGGGTCGAAAAATACCGACCCCAATCTGTTAATGATTGTATTCTTCCAGAGAATTTGAAGAAGTCTTTCTTAGAGATGGTTGAGAAGGGCGAACCACAAAATCTCCTCCTTTCGGGAGGGGCAGGATGTGGTAAGACTTCCGTTGCAAAGGCGTTATGCAATGACCTCGATTGTGATTGGATTATGGTCAACTGTTCGGAGGATGGGAACATTGACACCCTCCGAACAAGAATTCGCAACTTCGCCTCTACAGTCTCTCTTCAAGAGGGCGTGAAGAAGGTTGTGATTCTCGACGAGTTTGACTACTCTAATGCACAATCAACTCAACCTGCTCTTCGTGGTTTCATCGAAGAGTTTGCGGCAAACTGTCGATTCATCCTGACTTGTAATTTCAAGAATCGAGTCATCGAGCCGCTACACTCTCGATGCACTCCTGTCGATTTCCGTATTCCTCAAAAGGAAAAGCCAGCATTGGCTGTTCAGTTTCTGAAGAGAGCGGAGATGATTCTCAACAATGAAGGCGTTGCCTATGACCAAAAGGTTGTAGCACAACTCGTTTCAAAGTACTTCCCTGACTTCCGAAGAACCCTTAACGAACTCCAACGATACTCTGTCAATGGGAAGATTGATGTAGGCATCCTTCAGACCCTTGCCGATGTTCAAGTTAAGGATTTGATCAAGAGCATGAAGGCTAAGGATTTCTCAGGAGTTCGGAAATGGGTGGTTGATAACTTAGACAACGATCAGACAAGGATCTTCCGAGCAATATATGATTCCCTATATGATA